AGTGGTTGACCTCCACGGCTTCCATCGGGGTAGCAGGTGAAGCCACGCAGTCTGGGGGCGTATTTAGCCAATGTGACGGCGAAGGCAGGGACGGTGTCTTCGTTGTTCAGTTTGCTGCCCCAAGCCGGCAGGTTAATCGTGCTTGAAATGCTCATATCAACGTAATCTTGCACGTCCGCTTGGAAGGCCATCCTGCGCTCGTAATCGTCCGCTAGGTCTAGCGCACTTTCCACCGTGTCAGGGGAAGCCCCGTAGCGGTCAATAAGCTCCTGTGCAGCGCTATCCACCACATACTGATAATGCCATTTATTGCCGCCTTTTAAGTAGCGGCGCTTGTAGGCCACCGCAAAAATAGGCTCAACACCAGTGCTAGTTCCAGCCAAAATACCAATAGAACCAGTCGGAGCGATGGCTCTGTTAGCCACGGGCTTTGAGATGCCCAAGCTATCAGCCGTTTGTTTGCTAACCTTGTCCGAAATGCCTTTATAAGTTGAAAGCCATTTATGTAGCTCAGGAGTAACCTCATACCGTGATCCTCGTTGAATGAGCCACTCATGGATTCCCATAAGGCCTAAGCCCAAGCGTCTATTTTTCTCTCGTGTTTCGTAAACTTTGGCGTAGGGCAGCTTGGCTTTTAAGGTGCCGCAAATTAGGAACTTAGTAGCTAATTCAGTAACATCAGCCATTTCATTAATGTCGGAAATTCGGCCCATATTAATGGAGCCTAAGTTGCAAACGTCACTATCATCCTCGGAGGTAACTTCAGTGCAGGCGTTTCGTAGGGTTTCATTTTCCTTATCAAAGAAATTGAATGAAAAGCCCGGCTCGGCAGATTGCATTGCCTGCCTGACGTTTTGCAAAAAGACGTCCCCGACCTTGCCAGTCCTGTAGTACTGCATGAGCCATTCTGTGTCGTAATTGAGGCTGACATTGGTCGTGTCCAAAGGTGCAGGGAAATTAAAATCTGTTTGTTTAATATCCCATAATGTTTGGCCAGTATTGCCAACCGGCATGTTGTGCCAATCTTTTGCTGCTAAAAAGTCCTGTGAATCGCCGTGGCGCCAATTGAGTGACGCATAGATGGCAGACCTGCGGGAGCCGCCTTGCATCACTCTACGCCCGATCTCGTTGATCATATTCATTTTGGGGATAGGGCCAGAAGCCTGACCTCCCGTCTTATGAATTGGCGTTCCAGCGGCACGATACACCGAATAATCAACGCCGATCCCACCGCCAGTCATAAGGCAGCTTTCGGCTTTCCAAGAAAGGTCAGCCCAATCCTCACGGGTGTCTTCCTCTGCTTTTAAAAGGTAGCAGTTGTTAAAGTATTTGTTTGGGCGGCCTGCATAATAGAGGTAACGCCCACCTGGGATAAATTTCATGTCACGCACAAATTCGTACAGAGTGTCCACTTCATCTTTTTCAAGAACATCGCCACAAACATCTTCGACTAAAGTGCGAGCAAGGGCATCCCATGTTTCGGCGCCCTCGTGCCGGTACTTATGATTGAAAATATCCTCCGAGAACTTTGAACGAAACATCGGATTCAGATTGCTTTTAAATCGGCTCATGCACTGACCCCCATTAAGTCAAGTAAGTTGGGTTCACGGTAGTTCTGGCCTTTTAAAACCTTACCATCTTCACGCAGTACAGGCGTGCCATCAGGGCCTAGCTTGCTCATGTTGCTGGCGTGAACACGGCGCACAGCTTCATCTAAATCCCAGCCAAATGTAGCGGCGTAGCCGTATGTAACGTAAACCAGATCGGCCAATTCTTTGAGCAAGTTGTCAGGCGTTTCTGATGAACACACTTCATCAAATTCTTCGGACACCAGCTTCAGACGAAGCCGATCTGCATCAGAGTTTTGAACATATTCGATGTTCAGGGGCTGGCCCATAACCTGTTGGAACTGGCGCACTAAAGCCAGAGGCGAAGCGCCACGGTAGGTGTCAGGGTCTGTCATCGATCCCTTCTCGGCCTTAAAATATTCAAATCCAGGGATCACTGGCTGCTCCTTTCTATTTGGGAAATTAATCGATCGATGTACCAGCGGGCTTTGCGCAAATCTTCGACGCCGTTTTTGTAGGGCCAGCGCCAAAGGTATTTGAAAGCGTTTTGCCAGCAGTATGCCAAGTGCGGTTGCACATCGGCTTGCTCGACCATTGCGGCCATGGCATCGATGCATTCGATACCGGCGGAGTTGTAGTGTGGTGGGCTGTTGACCACATCAGGAGCTAGCATTAGCTCTTCGTGTTCAATTGCAGCCATGAACTTCACGGGATCAAATTTTGCTCCCATTAGTTCATTTTCTTTCTGGTAAAAGGCAGGACGTCGCCCGAGGGCGCATCTAAAACTTCCCCCCATTCCCTTACGGATGCTTCGTTGGCTGCCTGCATGGTGCGGGTCATGTGACCAAAATGGGCAACAAAATCTGAATGATGTTCCAGCAGGGCATTCAAGCCAGAAAGCAGATCGAGATAATTATCTACTTCAAGCTCATCCATGTCCTCGGAAAAGTTGTGTCCAATTTCGACCTCGACATAGCCGTCGGCCTGACAATTTATTATCAGACCCATTTGGTTTTCTAGAAAAGGCGTATCTGTCACTTTGACCTCGCTTTGATGATTTCAAAAAAATGCTCGGCATCGACCACCACGACGGGTTTGCGGCGATCGGCCTTGATTACTACAAGGGGTAAAGCCCCCTTTGGGCAGTTGCTGCTGGCCTGATCAATGTGCTTGTAGATCGAAACCAATTTCAGGGATTTACATTCGACGGAATAGGGGAAGAGATCACGAGCAGCCTTAGAAAGCAGCACATCTTCCCCGCCGGCGCCCATTGAGGTGGAGCGCACGTCATCTGTGTGGAGTTTGGGGAAGGCAGCTAGGATGCAATCACGCACCCACTGCTGTAATCGTCGCCCCTTCGCCTTTGCAGACGAAGTTTTGATGGCCATTAATTGTCCTTAACGTACCAATAATGGGGGGGATTTTGTGCTTCGGACTTTGGATTTGGTTCGTATTTCGCCTCGGGCCAGCAAGCGCCTAAATAATCACAAAACTCGCAGGTTTTGCACAGTCGCTTTAGCCCAGTTGGCTTGCCACGCCATTTGTCATCATCTGGCTCAAAGCAGCGTTTGAACTCAGCCTTTGAAACAATGGCATGGACATTGGCCTCGATCTTGTCTTTGACCGCTGCCTTCTCATCGTCTGATACATCACACAACACGACCCTAACTCGGCCCGTGCTTTTGCAGATCACAATCCAGCCGCCAGGCTCCTTGCTTTTCGCCTTTGCGTACCCGATCAATTGGCCCACGTAGCCAAAGTCATCGTGATCTCGTAAATGCTCGTAGCCTTGGTTCCACTTGTTGTCGAAGGCCCACTGTGAGCAGGTTTTGATGTCAAAAACCATGTCGTCGATTTCAATGTCGTCGGTGCCTTGGATAGTGACGCCGGCAACCTCAAGTTCAACCTGATCTTTGCCGCCTGTGATATTCGTGCCTGCGATTTTCAATAGAACGTCTGTCAGACACTCCACTGCATCGCCGATCATCATCTGCATTTTAAAGTTGTAGGGTTTGCGGGAAGGCTTTGCGCCTGATGCGGCCATCTGCAACTGACACAGAGGCCGACCTACGTTGCTCATGCGCAAGCGAAAGTCGTTTTTGCCTGTATCGGTTAATTGGCGCTGGAGGGCGTCTTTAAACGCCTCCCCAGCTTCGTCTATCCAACTTTGCTCGACGTTAACTTTGTCGTATTCGTCATTGGATAGGCGATCCAACACCAGATGGATGTTGGGTTCTAGCATCAAGCGGCATCAACCAAATCTGCATCCAAGGAGCCTTCGATCGCATCAATAGCAGCTTGATCCAACGTTTCGTTGCGCAAAGCAGCATAGTAGGCCTCATCAATACGCTTGTTTTCCGAACGAATTGCGTCACGTATTACCTTGATACTCTCCAGCACTGTCTCGTCCAAACCAACAGGGTTTTTCAAATCGGGTGCAAAGTGGAATGTGAACCAAGTGACCGAGCCATTTTTGTGCTTCTTGGTCGTAAGCTCGGATTCGTAATCCCAAATGTTTCGGTTGCGAGGGATGACCTTCAAAAACTCATCATCAAATGGCGCAAAGTTTGTACCTTTGAGCATTAGGATGACAGGCTGGTTTGTGTAGGTTACTTCTTCGCCATCAACGGTTTTTCCCGTGTACGACACAAGCCCACGGACTTGTCTAAAGCACGTAATTTCAGCAAAGCGATCCCGCTGGTCTTGCGGTAGGTCTTTGAGAACAGATGAAACCGGCTTACCACATCGTATTGTGCCACGGGTATCCCGAGCCTCTTCACCAAAGTTGGAAATAATCCTTGTTTTGGCTGCAAGCTTGTTGGCTAGGGCATCCCAATGCAAATATTGGAACCCATGAGCTAGGGGGCGAAACTTAACCGTTTCGGCGTAGACCGTTTGCTCGAGGCCTTTGATGAAGAATGAGCCACGAGGTAAAGGCTTGCCATTTTCATCATCGACCTGAGAATTGATTTTTAACTCAGGCAATCGGCTAGCATTTGTGCCGCCCGATTTGTTAGAAACTACGGCGCCCATTTCGGCTGCGAGTTCTGCAACTGCCGCTGCGGAAAGGGTCAGAGAATTAGAAGTATTTGTCATTCGGGTATCCTATTTTTAAAAGATTTCAATGTTGGTCACTTCAGCGAAGCTAGATGACTGTTATACGCTGTCGTTTGTATTAAGTCAATTAATAATACACTATTAATTGAAATAAAGTTGGCGAGTTACATGAGCCACGTGTCGCCAGATGAGATTTCAATCTCAAGTGGCAGGGCAAAGG